CTATCAAGCGATAAAGTTTCATTATACCCATTGGCTATCGCCCAATTATAAAAACAAGAAAAATCGTTTGCCCATTCGGAACATACCGAAACGCCCCTACCGCCATATCTGCCGAAGTCTTTTGAACTCTGATTATTGCATCGGCATTTCATGCCATGCCATATACGATAAAGACGCGTATTTTTCATTCCGTGCGTTTTATGCTTATCTCCAGATAGTTTACCGGCCATACATCCACAACTATTTATCCTCCGGTCTTTTAACTGGTCAGAACGAACGCGAACATACTTTCCGCAATCACACTTACAAAGCCATCTTCTGGTGTCTTTGTTTATACTATATCCCTCTCGCTCATTTGCCGGAATGAAACGGACAACAGTTAAATAGTTTATGCGCTGGCCTGTGTAATCTACTTTTGGTGTTTTCATAAGGTACGTCCTCCTACAATAATTTAATTAAGCTTAATTAAATTATATCACACTTTTTTCTTGATTTCAAGAAATAATTGTGTTAAACTTAATTAAATTTTAGGAGGTGTGTTATGGCCCAAAACGAACTAAAGAACAGAGCGCGTTTCTCTACCACCATAAGCTTCGAGACAGAGCGAGCGCTAAAAGAGTATTCAAAGGAAACCGGTGTTCCAATTAGCAAAATTGTTGACAAAGCAATTCGCCAATATTTAGAAAGCAAAGGAAATACTTAAAAAATACAGCGGCGAGGCAATAGCCCCGCCGCGTTGTTGTCAGTATCGGCACGGGGCCGACCATCTCGGTAGCGTCACCGATATGGTGACCGAGAAGCTATGCTATGCAGTTGTCAGCAGCCGCAGCCCTGATTGCAGCCGCAGCCGCCGTAACCGCTGCCTGCCCACGGGTTACAGGTAATGTAGGCAGGCGAAGGGCACGGACGAAGCTGAGAGATCAGATAGTTGTTCTGCGCGGCCTGAGATGCCGCCAGCTTCAGATTCTGATTCTCGGTCTGGAGGTCGGACAGTTTGCTCTGCGTCAGGAAGTCGAGGATGGCGCGGCTGTTCTGGTTGTTCGCGTCAATAATGTCGCGCGTGGCGTTCTGTACGGTGTTGCGCGTGTCGCACGCCTGCGTCGCCATGTCGTAGCGCACCTGGGCGATAGCTGCACGGTTTTCGCAGCAACACTCAGCGGCCTGCATCTGCATGGCAGTCAACTGCTGCATGAGAGCCGCCTGCTGGTTACTGCGGGAAAGCTCAGCCTGTGCAAAGCCGTTGGCCATTGCCATGTTGGTGCCGTTGACAAGCTGCGCCTGCTGGTAAAATCCGTCGCAAAGGCCCTGATTTACACTGTCGATCTTACGCTCGACATTAGCAAAATCAGAGGTCAGCACATAGCCATCGACCACGCCGCCGGAATTGCCAGCGTTGTTGCCCCAGCCGTTGCCGCCCCAGCCAAAGACGGCAAAAATGAGGAAGAGAATAATGAGCCATGCGCCGTCACCGCCCCAGCCGAAACCGCCGCCGTTGTTGGTAGGCGAGACCGGCATGGTCAGCATGGGAGCGCCGCCATCGGAAAGAGACATAGTATCACTCCTTTGAAAGATTTTTATTCATCAAATCGTGGCCACGATGTTGATTTTGCCAAAAGTTGAACAAACACTTTGCTTAAATCTTGCTTAGACTTTGCTTATTGCATCAGACTTTGAAACTGCTTTGCCATCTGTTGCAGCTGGTTTAACTGCGCCTGAGAGAGCTTACCGCTCTGCAAAAGTTTTTCAACCTCCGCTTTGGGGTCACCATGAAAATTTGCCTTGAATTGCTGGAACTGCTGCAGCATCTGCATGAAGCCGTTCCCTCCGCCGAGCGCTCCGAAAAAGGGATTATTCATCGCCATCGTCCTCCTTGTGCTTCTTCTTGCCCTTTATTTCGCCCACAAGCGCCGCCAGACGGTCGAACTCATCGCGGGTGACAAACTTATCATCCATTTTTTTAGTATCATGAGGTTTGTTTTCAGCGTCTTCCGTGTAATTAAACGTCCTCATTGGAATAGGCGTGCCGCTTGCGTCTCGCTCCTTGATGTGGAAAACCATCGAGTTTGTTTCAAAGATAATTACTCGAGAATTTGGGGCGACCATAAACCCATTTGCTTCTTCTTTTCCTCCGCTAATCCATACAACGCTTGTCTGCATTTGCTGCGGTTGAGCCGTTTGCGCAGGCATTTGTGGCTGCATCATCTGTTGCTGCCGCATCTGCATGAGGTTGTCCGGCATCGGCGGCGGATAATAGGGGTTGAAATAGGGATATGCCATGTTCATTCCTCCGTTTCTTTTACCCAGTAATAAAGCGGGATTTCGTTCTCACTGTTCCAGCTGTCGTAGATCGTCCCATCCTGCACGCACACTACATGTCCGGAGAGGGCGAGAATATACGTACCGTGCGGGTGGTCATCGGCAAACCTCCCGACCGTGTAGCAGTCCGGGCAAGTGTCCGGCATGATGTAGCGCCGATAGCCGAGAGACCGCAGATACGCGCCCCAACAGGCATTTGCATTGGGAAGATCGCCGTCTAAGTATCCCTGTATGCACAGAGCTAAATAGATCTCGCCCCAGTCTTTCCCGGTCGCCTTGCAAATCGCGCGCACGGTGCAGTCGCTGACGTTGCGTCCGTTTGGATTCGGGTTGAAATAGCTATACATGGAACATCTCCGCAAAGTAAACGTATGTTCTCAATTCGTCAGGGTCAGGAAAAAGCGCGAGAATGTCCATCGCCATTTGCTCGGTAAATCCACAAGCCAAAAGTCGTTCGTACATCTCGCGCACCTTCTTTCTTATTCTGTTTTTATGATGCCATAAAATTCGTTTGCCAAATGGTCATCGTTTGGTCATTATTTGGTCAAAAAATATTTCAAAAAAGCTCTTGACATACCACGCATTGCGTGGTATTATAATCACGTAAACAAAAGAGGGCAACAGCCCAGGAGGATATAAAAATGAAGCTTACCGATGGAAAGAAGACCGTGGAGATCAAGATCCAGCGTTGGAACGGTTCCGGCTATGACCCTGATTGGAGCGCCGATTACTTTAACGCAGGCTCCCTCCCGTACGATGAAGAGACCGACACCTACACCGTCGAAGATGTAGATTACTGCATCGAGACCGCGAACAAAACAAACGAAGACGGCGCTTGCGGCAAGTACGACGAGAACGGCGATCTTGTCCGCGACGAAGACATGTTCGTTTTTGTCGAGGAGCTGAATTAAAGGAGGAGTTTACCATGACCGATAAGCAGTTTTACAGCATCTTTTCGGACGCGCTCTCGAACGAGGGCGCGCCCCGCGAAGCCTTTGTCTCCGATTGGGCCCTTAGTTCCATTTGGGACGACGATAATCAAGATGTTCCGGAGGAGCGTATTGCCGAGGTCGGTGGTATTTGGGATGTTGCTCATCTATCGATCTGCGACATCCGCCAGTATACGGGTCTGTCTCAGGCGAAATTTGCAACTCGCTTTTGCATCCCTCGCCGATCTATCGAGGACTGGGAGTCCGGTGCAAGGCACTGCCCCGACTATCTGCGGTTGTTGCTCGCACAGGCCGTTGGATTGTACAACGATCGTCGGTTTTGCGGCCAGATCAATTCTCGCCATGCGGACTAAAAAATGTGTAACCTGCGGCAAGATTTTTTCCACCGATCGCGCAGAGCAGGCGAAGTGCGAGGACTGCCTTGCCGCATCCCGGTCAACCACCCTGCGCACGCGAACCTGCCACACATGCGGGGCCAACTTCATCGGAGGGCCCAGAGCCAGCTACTGCCCAACCTGTCGGGCAGAGCGGCAGAAGGCCCAGAAGCAAAAGTACCGGGCCACCGGTTTTTCCCGGCATCTGGGAGATATCGATAACTGCGTGATCTGCGGTGGAGAGTATGTCATCCAATCTGGCTTGCAAAAGTATTGTCCAAAATGCGCCCCGGATGCCGTCCGCGAGATCGACCGCGCGCAGTCAAAAAACTGGAATACCGCACACGATTACTACATAAAACGCCGCAAAAAATCCCGCAGCGGCGTAAAGGTCTGTGTTGTCTGCGGCCGGGAGATAGTGCCCGGTACCCCTACCGTCACCTGTTCCCCCGAGTGCGCCGCCGCCCACCGAAAAGAGGTTCAGAAACGCGCGGACGCCAAGCGCCGGAGCGGGACGAAATCAAAGCAAAACGAAGTCAAAAAAGAGAGCACCGATTAACCTCGGTGCTCTCTTTGCCCATCCGCGATTTTTTTGTATGCTCGCCTGCGGCAGCGGTTGACCGCCTCCGGCGACAGGTGCAGCGCTGCACACACTTGCGCGTAGCTCTTGCGCCGCACGTCGCACTCGATAATGCACGCCGCCTCGTCCTGCGGCAGCTCGAAGGATAAGATATACGCCACGGCCCGCTTGGGGGCCATAGAGGATAATTGCGCGCGGATTGACCTGTGCTGACTGTCCATGCCCGTGTAGGGCTTGCAGAGGCGCTTGCGCGTGGGCTTTCGCCGCCCGCTCCTTCCTGTGCCCGAATCGGACACCGTTATTTTGTTGCTCTCTGGATCATCGTCACGACTTCCTGCCGCGTGATAAGTCTCTGCGGCGCGCTGCCGTCCGTAATGCCAGCCGCCTTTGCCGCCGCCCAGTCCTTCGCCGCCCACGAAGAGACGGGCTTGGTGCCGAGCTGCGATAAATAGCTGTCCATCATCTTGTTAAACGTTGCCTGATCCATGTACTCCTCCATTTCCGGCGGGTACTTCCCCGCCAAGATCATGCTCCCTGTGTATCGCATATGGTCGTCCCATTGAAAATGCGGCTTGTCGGGGAATTTCTTCCAGTCGCCCCCCCACGAAAAACCGACTTGCTTGCCGATCTGCCCGCAGCGGGCGAAGAACGACGGATCGTCGTACTCATGCCCCTTGACGTTTTTGCAGATGTCGAACGCCAGCCCCGCCTTAACGCCGTGGAACGTCGGCCTTGTCGCGTTTTTCGCCGCGTAGCCCATGCGCGCAAGATAGCGCTGATACTCGTCATCTCGCACCGTCTCCGTCACCAGAACCGGAAGCCCCGCTTCCTTGCAGAGGTCGAGGAAGATGACACAGTTTGCGCGCACGTCCGCCCGCAGGTCAGCAATGTCCCTACTGTGATACATCGCTGTCACCCTTGCCGTCCTCGTCCTTGCTTTTGTTGTAGCTGGACGTCGACACGCCGATGAGCGCGCCGATAAACAGCGCCACGGCGCTGATGGTGGTCGTGACCTGCTCGGTGTACCCCCACCCCCACACACCCGCGAGGGCGGCGTAGAGGCCGGAGCAGGCGGGCAGTACGATGAGCACGAGCCACTTGAGCACATCGTACACCTTGTTATTCAGTTCAAATTTCATTGTTCTTCTCCTTTCGTTTCCGTCCAACGATAATTTCTACCAGTGTCAACAGCCCAGTAAAGGCTTCAATGATGCCGCCCGTACCCAGCAGGTACGGGAAGAGGTTGTCCCACTGCCACCCTTTGATGCTGTAAAAGATGACCGTGTAGATCACAAAAGCGGCGATGAAAATGCCAACGATAATCAAAATGATGTTCCTCGTTCGCAATTTTGACGCCTTTTTGATAAGGTGCTTCATCCGACCGCCCCACTCAGCAGCCACGCGATAAAAGCGCCCGCCAGCGCCGCGAGAGCCTTGTCGACCAGCCCGTCCCAGCGCTTCCCTGCCTTGCCCGTAATGGCTTTCACGTCCTCTTTGATCTCCTTGACATCGCCCTCGACGGTCTCCTGCTTGGTCGCCAGCACCTCGACCGACGTTGCCAGCCTGTCAAGCGCCGTTTGGTGCTCCTGTAACTCATTGATTCGGTGTGTATTGCTCTTGCATCGGCTTTCGATCAGCGCGATCTCTGCATCATCGTAGTGCTTTGCATTATCCATATCCCGCTCCCTTTCTGCGGCCTTAGACCGCCGTGAAATAGTTCCCTACCAGCTCGTGCGGCAAATACTGCAAGACGATCTTCCCGCCCGCGGCCTCGCCCGTGCGCTCGCAGAGGTACACCTTGCCGTCCTCGCCGTCGAGGTAATACTTGCCGTATTCGTACTCCATGCCGCGCGCTGCGGGGATGGGGTCATCCTGCGTGCCCGCGTGCTCGGCGTCAATGACCACCCAGAGGTTCGGCGTCTTGTCCGGCGTCCAGTCGGCCTGCGAGGTATGCGCCTGACGGCACTTATACACCTTGCCGCTGTAGCTTCTGCGTTCGCCCTCGTTGTACTTGACGGGGTATGCCCATGCTGTGATGAGTTCCGGCACGCTCGCCGCCTCGCCGTCGCTCAGGCTGACCGCTGCCTGCTCGATAATGGGGCGCAGCTTCACCGCGCGGGCATACGTGACCGGCTCACCCGCAAGGACGGTGACGGTCGCTTTGGCGCTTTCGGTTTCCGTGGGCTTGCCCATCTTGATAGATACCGTGCCGTCGCGGTGGTCGGTGATGGCCCCGCTCAGGCTGTATTCGCTGTTGTCCCACTCGTTGACGACCTCCTTGGTCTCGCCCGTGGGATTGCCGTCGTTGTCGAGCTTGTCCACCGTCTCGCGCTGCACGATGCTCCACGGCGTGTTGTCGGGCAGCAGCGCCGCAACCTCGGTGGTGGTCATCGTGAGTGTGATGGTCTTGGTGTCACGGTCGCCCCACGCGCGGTCTTTGGGGTTGCCGTTGATCTCTGCGGGGTATTCGGTGTTGTTGACTTTGATGTAAGTTGCCATAAATAATCAGTCCTTTCTTTAGAAACAGAAGCCGAAGGCCACGCTCATCTCCTCGCTCGCGAAGTTGGCGTCGGCGATGCCGTTGAGGCCGACAAGGCAGAACTTCTCGGAGTCGCTGTTTTTCGGAGAGCGCTCCCACCATTCGGCCTTGATGCCGTTTCGGGTCTTTTTTTTGTTGTTGTCCGCCTTGTAGTAGTCGTACTGCGTTCCCTCGCCCTTATAGGAATAAGTGACGCTGCCGAAAATCTCAATCTCGCTCAGCAGGAACAGCTTGTCCGCCGTGGTTTTTGGGAGGATGCTGCTGCTCAACATTGTCCGCTTATTCACCTCCCGGATGCCGTTCTGTACTTCTATCGGCATCAGCGCCAGAATGGCAGGCAGATGTGTGCTTCGCATGGCACAGCTCGTCCAGCCGCCGCGGTTGGTGTCCGAGCTGTTCATCTGCTTTGTGTCCGCGTAGCAATCATGCAGTTGGAACGTCAGCGGAGCCTTGCCGGAGCCGTCTGAATAGCCATCGTGGTTCTTGCCGATGATGTCGATCTGGTAGTCCACGCCGTTGATGGTCATGGGCTTTTGGTCTGCTACCTTCCACGTTTCCGGCACTTCGTTGTTGTGGCACGCCGCGATGATCTGCTCCCATGTATTGTTGGCAAACACAGGGTCGTAAGACGGCTCAAAGTTGATGTCATACCCCGTCCCGCCGATAAGCGTCCTGCCCTTGAGGATGTTGTACACCGTACCGTTGACCATGCACTTACCGCTCTTCACTTCGTAGGCCGTGCCGTTGATGAGTGTCTTGTGCGCGGTGAGGTCGACGGTGAGGTACACGGACGAGCCGACCGCCAGTGTGCTGATCGCTTTGTTCGCCATGTTGCCCTCCTTAGCCGTACAGCCAGTTGATGGCGTAGTTCTCCGTAGGCGTGGTCTCGGTTGCAACGAGCGTCTGCTTGACGATGTTGCCGCTCGCGATGTAGTCGCTGCCCCGCGTCGCCGCCGCGATGCCGCCGCTGCCATTGCCCTTGAGGATGGCGGTAGTACTCGGCACACTCACGGTCGGTACCGTCACCGCGCCCGTCTTGCCGTTGACGCTCGTCACAGGGTAAGGCGGCGGGTTGCTCTTGCTGTACTGCTTGACGTTGTCCACATTGCCGAGGCCGACCTCGCTCTTGGTATAGTTTGGCTTGCTCTTGGCTTTGGCCCACTCGGGCACGGTCGGGTCGCTCTCCGTGTAGCTCTGTAACGCGCTGTCCGCTTTGCCCAAACTCGTCTGTACGTCTCTTGCAAGGTCGGATTTGGCGACGCTCGACTTAAACGCCAGACTACCGAGGTCTGCAAACCACTTGGCGATTTTGCCAAACAGCGCGCTGAGCTTTTCGCCCGTAGCGATGTTTGCGCGGGCGGTCGCCGCCGTGAACGCCACCGTGACGTTACTGCCGTCGCCGGTCTTGTCCAGCTTATTGGCAAGGGCCGAGTACACGCCGCCCGACTGCACGGGGTTTGCGCTGCCCTGCGTAGGCGTTGCGTCAGTAGTTACCTTGACGTCCTTGATGGCATTGTCAATGTATGCAAAGATGTCCTGGTGCTTGTTTTGAGGGTCGTACACAGACGCCAGCATATCACCTGTACCAGCACCGGAAGCGCCTCGGCAATAGCCCGCGTCGTATGTCGTGCCATCGGAGAGGGACACGATCATGTGATAGTCCGTCTGCCGAATCGTGATGCCTGTGATGGTTGGAGCATCTGCACCGGGATTGCCGCGCGGAATGCCAAACACAAGCTTAAATACGTTGTCGACAACGCTCTTGCTTACCGTCGCGTCGGAACCGCTTGCCAGCGTGACCGCCTCGACGATCATGTTGACGATAGAGTCTCTCGCCGCTTGCGCGTCGGTTTTTGCCGTTTCTGCCGCAGACTTGGCGGAGGCAGCGTCCTCGGCGCTCTGAGCGGCCTGTGACGCTTTCTGCCCCGCAGCGGTCGAACTACCCGTCGCCGCGTCCTTTGCGCTCTCAGCGGCTTCCTGTGCCGATTCCGCCGCCGTTTTAGCGTTCTGTGCGCCGGTCTTTGCCACCTCTGCCGCGCTCTGGGCGTTGGCGGCACCAGCCTGTGCGGCCTTTGCCGCCGTCTCCGACTTCGCTGCATTGTCTGCGGCAGTCTGCGCGGCCTGTACCTTCTCGTCAACGCCGGTCGCAGATGCCGCAGCCGCCGCCGCGGAAGATGCCGCCGCCTTTGCGGACGCATCCGCCGCAGCAACCTTGTCGTCAATGCCCTGTGCAGCGGTCGCGGCCTTCGTTGCCGATGCAGCCGCCGCGTCAGCCGATGCCTTGGCAGTATCAGCATACTCCTTGACGCCCTGCACCTCCGACGCAACGGAATCCTTTGCATACTGCACGACCTGCGAGCCTTTCAGCTTTTTCGCCTCGCCGCCCTGCTCAAGCACAAACAGGTCTTCGTTCGTGATTTGTAACGCTTGTGTGAGATCGGAAATTGCTTTATCAGCCATCAGTTTCCTCCTTTTCTGCCTTGTCCAACTCGGCAAAGGCATTTTCGAGGTTCTGCATCGCCATTGCCATACGCTTGGCCTCGCTGCCCTTAACATAGATGCCGGTAATCATGGCATATGCACTGTTGATCTGCTCCCGCAGTTTGTTTTTGTCCATCATTATCACTCCTATCCTGATACGTTCCAACTGCCGGTATAGACGTATGCGTCGTATGCGTCCCAGCCGTTGGTGTAAATGTATGGGGTGTATGCTTGATTGTTGATGTATACGGCAGTGCTTGAGCTGTCGCTATACGTTGTGGCTGTGCCCTCATCGCTGTAATCGGAGACTGTCCAATCGCCATTCCAGTAGTAGAGGTTGCAGACCCACTCATATTCTGTGCCCGGAGAAAGTCCCGTGATATAGCCGGAAAACGTGCTCGTGCCGCCGCCCGTCTCGGCGGAATCAAACTCAAACGTTCCCACGCCGGTAATTCGCACGTCAATAGAGCGCTGATAGCTGTAATCATCTGCGCCTCCCGTGAATTTGGCATAGACTTCGAGCTTCGTTCCGTCTCCATCCACCGGTGAGAGCGTGCAGTAAAATCGTGCCATGTGTCACCTCACTGCAAGAGGAAAAACAGTTGCCCGTACTGCGGATTGCTGGGGAGTCTTGAGCCGTACATCTTCGACCCGATCAGCAGCGGCCCGCCGCCAAGAGATACAACATCGCTTAGCGTAATAAATGCGCCGTCATAGGCAGAAAGATAAATCTTGCCTCCAGAATTGAGCTGAATACCGCCATACGTCGTGTTGATGGCAATACCGTAGCCGGTCGTTGTGTAAGCAAGCTCGATACTGCCGATGGATTGATTGCTACTTGCCAACAATTCGACTGTGCGCCCGCGCAGCTTTTCCGCCGTGATGCTCGTCTCGTCGATGTACGTTTCGATAGCACTGTTGACTTCGCTCTCGCTGAGGCCAGCGTTGTTGTTAACATACGTCTTAGTTGCGTAGTCCGAGCCATCCTTGAGATCGCCGACACGGATGCTGCCGGTCTGGATTTGGTTAGCCGTCAGCGCGCCGGTAATGTTCGCCGCAGCAACGTACAGATTGTCCGTCTTGATGCTGCTGCCGTTGATCTTAGTCGAACCGCTTGCGTCCGTCACCGTTAGGCCGTCCAGCGTGGTTTTGACCTCGGTGTACTTGCCGTCGATACCCTCCACCTTGAGCATGATTTCTTCGCTGGTCTTGGTGATGAGGGAGCGAGCTTTTGCAAAATTTCTCTCGATCTGCCGCTGCGTCGGCGATTTGTACGGGTACTCGTCGTCAATCTCGTCCGCGTCCGGCGCGGAGATGTCCGGCGCGAGCATCGGATCAAACGTCATGTCCAGCGCGATGAGCGGCACGTAAATCCCGTCTACCGTCACCGCGTCGCCAAGCTCTACCGCAGGATCAAGCAGTGCCTCGCTGCCTTCGTAGCCGATGTGCTTGTAGCCGGAGACTTTGGCGAGGATTGCCGCCGCCATTGCATTCGTGCCGTCCGGCTGCAAGGCCGTCAACGTCCGTCCGGTGTCCGATCCGGACACACCAACCACATCGCCGTTCTCGTCGAGCAGCTCGACTTTAGTAATGGGCTGCGACGCGATGCCCGGGGAAAACTCCGCCAGCCGCCGCCCTAAATAGGTTTTGTCCATGTTGCCCCTCCTTACACGAGGATGCGCACGCCACCAAAGGTGATGGCGCCGCCGGTCTCCGTGATAAGATAATTAGTTTCAGCGGGCATGGAGTTCAACCCGACCAGCAGCAGCTTCCCCTCGTCCGTGATGGTCCAATTTCCCGCGTTGGCGACCGCAATACGCCCAAGCGCCTCGCGCATCGTCATGTCTCCCTCGCTGTCCACGGGATATTGCACCGGGAACGCCGCATCCAATACCGTGCGGCTATCCACTGCAACGCCCATGCGCGCCGCGATGTCGGCGACCGCCGTCACCGCAGGCATCGGCCATGTTTCCGCGTCATAGCTGCTGTCGAGCCATGTATCTTCCGCCTTGAGCATCGCATCATACCCATGCACACTCAAAACGCCCGTGACCCGGTCGGTCTTGCGCGTGGAAAAGAAAAACACGCCTTTGGGAATCCACTCGCTCACCTGCTCGCCGAGTACCAGCCGCGCAAATACTTCGATTTTTGCCTGCCGTGGAATCGCGCCTTTTGGGTAAAACTCGACGTCGATCTGCCGCGCCGAACAATTCCCAATGCCAAAGGTGGAATACAGCCCGCCATACACTCGTAAACTATTTTTTACGATGTCCGCTTGACTATATTCCACCCCCGCAATGCTTAATTTGGTTTCTACACGATGATTTCGGTCAGCAAGCAGTGTTAAGTATAAATCACTTACGCTGTGCATTAAATCTCCCTCAACTGTACCGCGCCGCCCTTATAGCGCCGATTACCATCCACGCTGACCAGAGCGAACGCGGCTTCCAAGTCGCTTGTTACGCGCATGGTCTTTACTGTGCCCGCGCCGCTATAAGGGTCGGTAAACGTCACGCTTACGGTATCCCCCATCAACGCATTGTAATATGCCGTGGATTCGGCTTCCGTCATCGGGAAAAATGATGTCTCCACAATGTATCTGTCCTTCGAGCGGGCCGCGTGCTCCGTGTCATCCATTGTTGTGATGACCTTACTATAGCTCACCTCTCGCCGCACGTTGTAGGTGGACACCTTCTCGTGTACATCCAGCGTGCCGAGCTTCAGCATGATATCCATTTACACCCCCATTGCTCGTTGGAGCTGCCTGTTGTATTTATATGCCGTCTCGCCGATTACCTTCCCGTCAAGCACAGACTTCACAACGATGTTGATATCCCCGCCCATGCCGCCGAGGGAAGATAGCGCGCTGCGCATCTGACCGCCGAAAGATTGCTCCGCGCCGATCTGCGCCGCGCCGAAGTCCAGACCGCCAGTGATGCCGCGCTTAATGCTGTCATACTCGTTGTCCCAGCCCTCACCAAGACCCAGCGCCATATTCTCGCCGATTCCCGCAAACACGCGGGACGGAGAATGGATCCCCAGCTTGTTTTTCACACCTGAAACAATTCCAGAGAAGAAACTGCCGACTTTTTCCTTGATCCAGCTGCCCATTGCCTTGATGCCTTCCCACAAGCCCTTCACAATCTGTTTACCGACATCTACGATATCGGGGAGCGAGGAAACGAAGGTTTTTACAATGGTCGCCATCATGTCAAGCACCGACCGAACGATTTGCGGCAAATTCTCAGCAAGGCCGCTGACGATCGCCAATACCATCTTCATGCCAAGCTCAATGACCTGCGGCAATTTTTCGACGGCATAGCCAACAAATTTCTCAATCATCTCCGGCCCTTTTTCCTGCACCACAACGCCGATGTTTTCAAGAATTTTCTCAACGACCGGCAGAAGGTTTTCCGCAACCGTCACGGTGCTTCCTAAGAGGTTCGTGGTGAGTTCCGCCATGTCGGCGTTTTCGTCACCCAGCCCCGTGATAAAGTTGCCATACGCCGCTTTCATCGACGCGATAGACCCTTGGATCGTCGTGCTGGCTTCCAGCTGCGTTGTGCCCGTGATGCCCATTTCCGTTTGCACGGTATGGATAGCGTCAACGATATCCGCGTAACTATCGATGGTGTAATTGGTGTAATTGCCCTGCGCGGCGTTTAAGGCGTTCGCATCGTCCAAAAGACGCTGCATTTCCTCCTTCGTGCCGCCATAGCCGAGTTTGAGGTTATCTAACATCGTGTAGTTCTGCTTGGCGAATCCCTGATAAGCGTTCTGGATAGATTCCATGCTCGAACCCATCTTATTTGCGTTGTCCGACATGTCGGTAATGGCCAGATTTGCCTTTTCCGCTGCCGCATCCGTGTCGTTGCCCATCGATTGCAGCAGGGACGCAGAAAACGCCGTTACGGTGGTCATGTACTCGTTGGCGCTCATGCCCGCCGTCTGGTATGCGTTCGCGGCGTACTGCATGACGGTATCGGCAGAGGACTTGAACAGCGTTTCCACGCCGCCGACCAGCTGCTCATACTCACCGTAATTTTCTACAGCCTGCTTTGTAATTGCGACCGCAGCTGCACCAGCCGCCGCAATCGCAGCGCCGCCGACCTTTGCCGCCGTAGCAAGCCCACCTTTCAGTTTCCCTGCAAGCGTTTCCGCTTTGCTGCTCGTCTCTGAAAAGCCCTTGTCTACGTCTCCGTCGTCTACGCTGATTTTGACAAATAAATCAAGTAGATTCATGTTTCACCACCAATCCGCACCGCGCGACCACATCGGCGGTAATCTCTTCGCACGTTCTGTTGTCCTGCTTTTTCGGCTCAATAATGTCCGCATATCGCGCCTTGATGTAGTTCCCGCCCGCGTATCGCGCCGTGTTTTCGGCCACAATGCGCAGCGCGTCGGTCACATAGATGCGGTACGCCTCGGTTTTCGCTTTTTCATTGAGCCGCGCTGTGCAGTATCGCAGGAACGGCTTTATTCTCCTTTGCCCTCGGTATTCTCCTGCGCAGAGCCAGAGGTTTTCCCGCTCTGCGCTGAGAGAAAAAGCGCGCCGAATGCTTCATCGGTCAAAAGCTCCGTCGCGTCGCGCATCAGCTTGACGAGGTTCAGCGCGCCCTTGTAGCTCTCCGTGCTCACGCCCTCAATAGAGGCAAGAATGGCAATGATGTCGCCTTTGTGCCCCTTGAGCAGCGCGGGGAGCGCTTTTCGCGCCCTCTGCGTCGCAAACTGCTTCACCGTCATGCCTTCCGGCAGCTTTTCCCGCCGAAACATCGCGGAAGCCTGTTCGTCCTCCGCAATGTTGGCAATCGGATCAATGATATCCGCAATGACGTCAAAGACGCGCTCACCCTGAATGTCGGAAAGCTTCATGCCGTTTCCTCCGTTCCGGCCTTGATGTAAATTTCATACGGGACCTTGTCCTGCGCGGCAAGGGAATAATGCGCCGTAAACTCAAAGGCAAACTGTCCCTTAGCCTTGTCCGCCGTCTTGAGCTGAAAGCCGCCCGTGGAAAGCGCGTTGAGCATGTGAATAGCGATAAAGCCGCCGTTTTTTGCACCGTTCTTGTCGGAGTAATCGCCTACCAGCCACAGGTCGGTGAAGTCGCTGTCCTTGAGGTCCGTGCGTGGAACGACCTTCGTCGTGTCGCTCGTGTCAATGTCCGCCGCGCCACAGAGCAGCTTTGCCGTTTTCGTGTCGGCGTTGATAAAGGTGCCGGACATCTTCGCCTCGACCATGTCCTGCCGCTTAAACTCCTTCATGTTCTTCGGGCAGTTGTCAATGTCTTCGCCGAAGTCGGAGAAGGTCGGCGTCGCCGTAAAGGTCACGCCTCCGGTCGTCGCGCCGATCTGTCCATCCGCTCCGATTTCCCCGGAGGCCGGCGTGAAGTCGGTCGTCAGAATGCCCGCATTGATCTGAAGCTTCTGAAACGCATCAGAAGGAATTTTTGTAAATTTCATGTCGTTGTCCTTTCATCAGTTTTGCGACAGGTATTCCACCGTAATGTTGAGATACCGCCGCTTGATGTTTTTATCGCTTTCGTCCGCGATGTTCTGACACCACGGGGAGCCACGCTTGATCCACATTGCTCCGCCGTCATAGGCGACCATACAGCCGCCCATGCCGATTGCGTCGCTGATTTCTTGCGCCTTTGCGTTGGGCATCGCTTCGCTCTCGGTGTAATACCAGAGGTTGACCGTCATCGGGATCTCGCCGCTCTCCCATGATCCTGTGATAAGCTCATAGGTCAGCCACGGGAAAACCGCGTCATCTGGCACGTTGGAAGTTGGATACGCAGGGAGGAATTGAGAAAACCACGCATGGAGCGCCTTATCCTTTGTCATTTCGGCAGCTCCTTTCGTTCGGCGGTGAAAAATTTCAGCGCCCGGATCGTCGGGCCTGCCGACCGCGGCGCAGCCCGTTCTTCCGGGTTTGAGGTTACGCGGTAGGTGTTGCCGGTGGACGTGTCGCGGAAATAGTCGTTGTACTCGATGGGAACGGTCTTGTTGACCAGCGCGGAATACACAGACGTAACGCCTTCTTTTTCGGCTCTGCGGGCCTCCATCGAGGTGTCGAGCGCCTGATAGTTGAGAAATTCTGCGCCCTCGGCCCATTCGACGATGTAGCCGCCTGCGCCGTCCGGCGTTCGCGTCTTTTCCATCAGCACGCATTTGCTTGCAAAATCGTTCAGTAAACTCATGGTTCCACCCCCTTGAGCTTTCGCCAGTCGTTTAACTGGCCTCTAAAAGCGTCCTGCCAGCCGTTTAACGTGCCGCTGTCGCTCCCCGCGCTGCGTTTGGTGTAAGAGTAGCCACCGAAGCTCTCGCTTTGATACGGGCTTGCAACGGCCTCCCCGTTCTTTTCCTGCCAAGCCTCGATCTCAACCGAAAGATTGATTACGGCTTTCGGCACGGCAAGCGCCCACACAGAGCCGGTAAACGTCTCGTCCGTTAAATCGACCGACGGATATTGATGCAGGCCATCGTTAAACACAGAGCCGCAGATGCGGAAATATTGATTGGTTTGAAGAAAGGGCAGCGCAATGCTGCCATTCTCCACGGTGAACGTGCCCTCGTGGATCTCCACAAGGAACCAGTTGTTCAAGTGCCGTAAGACCTGTTCAAGCATTACGCCGCCCTCCTATTACTTCTTGAACTTTGCCAGCACGACTTTGGCTTCGTTGGTCAGAGCCGCAACGTAAAACTCGTCAGCGGTGATCTCGGTGGAGCGGTTACGCGGCTTGCGCTCGGTTTCCACGTTGATGCTGCGTTTGCGGTAGATGGTCAGGGCGGGAACATCGTCCTCGGTTTCGCTGTCCTCGTTCAACTTGACAATGGGGCAAGCGTAGTAAGCGGTAGCAGCAGCCTTGACCTTATCACCGACAACCAGAGCCGCAGCGCAATGAGGCTGGATGGTCGCCAGATGCTTTTTGGTGGCGGTTTCGGTGGTCGTATCAGCGACAATCTCGATGGTGCCGGTGCTGTTGTCCTTTTCATACTCGATGGACGGCACCTTGCGGCTTGCTACAACACGGGTGTTTGCAATCTTGCCGATCTCACCGGACAGCATCACGCCTGCCTGATACTTGTCGGCGCTGATAAAATCAGCATCCTTGCGCAGGGTCGCCATCTGCTTAGGGTTAATGAACACGACCTTGTCGCTGTTGATCTCCTCGTTGAAAACGTCGATGGCGTCCACAATAGCGTTGTAGCCGATGGCTGCCGCGCTGCCGTCATAAGTCAGCGTTGCGCTCTGCAAGGCATCCATGCAGTCATTGTCGATTTTGGCAGCGATGGACAGCGCCAGCTGCGCGTTGGCTTCGCCCACGGGGTTGCCGTAGCCGGACAGAACAGCCTCATCGGTAAGACCGACGCCCTTCATTGCCTTTTTGATCTTGTACTGCTTGTCCTTGGTGCTCATCTTGTCGATGTCAACATCCACACCTTCAGCGACATCCTCAGCGTCGCCGATGTACCCATAGGAAGGCACGGTAATTGTGTCGCCGGGAACGCCGGAAAGGGTATCATCCACCTTTGCGAAAGGTGCTACGCGGATTTTGTCGGGGATTTTAGCGGAAATCATATCAGCCATAACTTCCGGGTCGATCAGGTCTGCGAGTTTAGTCAGAATCGTATCTGCCATAGTTTTTAATCTCCTTTGTTGTCAGTTTTTCGTCAGCTCCGAATACTGTTCGGGGCTTTCCTTCTTGAGCTTCAGTCGGTCGGCATAGCCCATTTTCTTAAAGGCTTCTGCCGTGACACCGCCGCCGCCGGTGTTCGTCGGGGGAGTGGCGGGATTTGCGCCCTTTGTCTGCGTGGTAGAGACAAGCCCCTTGTATGTGCCGTCTACGAGCGCATCAAGGGCCTTGGTGTCCTTGATCTTCTCGCCGTCCAGCTCCAATGCGGCCATTTCCTCGCCGCAGCCACGCATGGCAAGGTCGAGATTTGCACCGGTGATGTTTTTGCTCTCAAAGTAAGCACGCACGGCTTTTTCCTTCGCCGCCTTGCTTTCCTTTGCCGTCACGGTAGACTTGTAAGTTTCAAAATCCGAGTGTTCCTTCTCGTACTTCTCCTTATAGCCGCCGTCACCTTCCGCCTTGAGATCGTCCAACTGCTTCTGGACGCCGGGCAGCTTCTCCGCGTCTGCCTTGTACTTTGTGAGATCGTCCTTGAGGGGGTCAACCACGCCCAAATGCAGCGCAACCAAGCGATTTTCGATCTCTTCGGTGCAAGCCTCGCCGAGAATGTTCCTAATTTCCGCTCTCGTAAATTTCGCCATGTTATTCGTTCTCCTTTTCCTTGGCCCCAATTCTTCGGGGCGAACGTTGTATAAAAACCGCTATGCTTCGCGGGTTTTACCTAAAACAAAAGAGCCAACCACCGAGAAAAACTCGGTAGCTGGCTCCTATTGCCCTTTCCCGCGCCCTATTACGCGGAAGTTGAATATTTGATTGTCTTTTTTACCTCTAATACGATATACCCGTCGCCCTTGCGCCGGATCTCCGCGTCATTGCCGCGCCGTATAATGGCCTCGATGGCCTTGATGGTCTCGTTATCCATTTTTCAGCTCGCTTTCCAGAATGTCCCGATACTGTCCCGCATGGTCGGCGGCAGCTGGTTTCAAAAACGGCTGTGCCTTGTTGCCGCGCGTGTAGTGCCAGTTGCCCTTTGCGTCCTGATACACCCACGGTGTAGGCCGTCCGCCGCCGCCCTCGGCGTAAATGCCCGTGCCAAGCTCGACGTAAGCGGCATACTCATTGTTCGTGCCAATGATCGCCGCCGGTTCCTGCTCGTCTACCACATGAGTAATGCTGTTCCGCAAATTGCCGGTGTCAACGGGGCACAGTTTTTTTGCATATCCCTCTGCCACCAGCCCGCATTTTTCAAGCCCCCGCAGCAGTGCCGCCTTGATTTCAGCGGAAACCTCCGCACTGTGGTCTTCGATTGTAACGCTCATTTTTTCTCCTCAGAAAACACGGTATATTCCCCGCCCGTATAGTGCTTGCATAGTTGTTCTCTCAATTTAATTTCGGGTGGGATTGGGGTGTAATATGGGCATTCATCATTCGCTCCCCAGTTTTTGCAATCAAGGCAGAGCGGAATACATTGCATCAATATACCCCCTTTATAAATTCAGCTATATAATCTGGTAGTCTACTATCCCCAAGGTGATATGCCGCCCACGCTTCCGCCCATGCTTCGCTATCCTTTTGCAAAATATCGCATTGGCTTTCTTTGTACCACTTTTGCACCGCCTCATGGAATCCCGTTGGCAATTCACGCTTTAGTTCCGCATATGCGTGTCCTATTTCGTGATAATATGTAGCTTCTCCGCTCAAATTAAAGTGCCACATATTCCCTGTTTTTTCCATATACCGCTTATTTGTATCTTCTTTTGATTTCGCAATAGCGGTAGCATTTTTGTAATTTCGGAAGTTAAAACCAACCATAACGCCGCCGTCATAATCCCTCATGCCATCTCCGAAATTTATCCCCCAGAGGTTATCAAGCGTAACACCGTAAATTTGAGCGTCTTTCCGTTGCAATTTTCCCCCAAATCCTTTTTTGAAACTTGTCAAATCCGTAATGGCTTTAGGGGTTATCCCCGGCGGGAGCGTGTTTACCGCATTAGCGATTGTACTTGCTGTTTTGGCATCGGCCCCATTAAGCATGACAAAATCAATACCTTGGTCATGTATCCACGCCTCAGCCTCTTTGACTGTATTAAAGGTTTTATTTCCCTTTTTCGCTTCCGCTTTCTTCCACCCCGCCCATTCCGCATAGGTCATATTCGAAATAACCTCTGTTTGCCCCGTATCGGCGTTTTTGGCGCGTCTCTGCGCCGATGAGGTATCTACGCCCTCCACGGCGGCAATCAGCGTACAGCGGCAGTTATATATCTCCCACGGTGGCCCTTGCGGGTCTCCGGGAAAACGACAACCGTTAGAAAACTTCTTGTCCTGCGCCACTTGTTCGCCGTCAAGCATGGCATGAGAGTGACGTGTACGCGCGTCCAGCGTGGCCAACCATTCTTTTTTGAGCTTGATGCCCATCTTCTCCGCCGCCGCATAGCTGTCCATGCGACCGGCGTTCTGCGCGCCGGTCACGGCGGTTCTGGCGGTGCGGATAGCGCTGCCCCGGCTCATGGTGGTGATCCGCTTTTGCAGGTCATCCGCCATGTTCTTGATGCTCTTCCCCTGCAAGATGGAGCTGGTGACGCTTGCCGTAATTTGCTTCTTGCCATACGCGAGATCAATGCCGCGCTTTAAGGCGCGTTTCGGCGGGTAATATGGCATCAGCTCCGGCTGCTCTACCATGAGCCGCTTGACCGTCTGCTCGTCCCACAGGTCAAAGCCGACGTTTCCCGAGACCTGCTCGATGGTGTACGCCGAATAGTTGCGGTTAAGGGAATAGATACCCGGCGTTGCATCGTTGGTGTAGGATACCGCCACGGCGTTTGCTTCAGTCGCGCGGTGCGCCACTTTGTCACGCATGGCCTGATAGCGTTCCCCGCGCCCGATCTGGTTCAGCCGCCATTGCTTATAGTCGGCCTCCGCCCATTCCTTACCGTTCTGCACGGTGCCAATCAAGGCTTTCATTTCCTCGTCGCGCTTTTGGAACTGCTCAAAGTATGCGTCAATGGTCGCTTGCAATTCCTTCCCGGCCTCACGGTATAGTTTCTCAATGCGCCGTTCCAGCTTTGCAAGCTCCTTGTCGGTCAGCTTGTGGCCGAGGTCACTGTTCGCCATCGCCGCTCACCACCGGCGCGACCGGTTCCGCAAAGCTTCGGTCAATCTCTTCTGCTGCCTTCCGTTTTGCCATGTCCTCGTACTGGTCAATATCGCCATTGATGGTCAGCAGCTTCTTCGTGATGTATTCATCATCGTAATACGCCGCGCCCAGCAGAATATTTTGCGTTTCCTCGCTCTTGTTGATGATCTGATTGCGCGTGTAACTCGGCTGATCCTCAATGCCTGCCAGACGAAGGATTTCCACAATAAACCGCGTTACCTCGGATTCAAACTTGTCTGTTTTCAGATCCAGCGGCGCATAGCTGGCCTTGATCGCCGTTGCCGTCTGGTTCCCGGCAGATACCGCCGCCGCGTCAAAGCACTGGAAATCTTCATAGAGCTTCTTTTTCAGCATATCAATGGTGCTGCTGGTTCCCTCAAACGGAGCCTCGATGGTCTTGCTCTCCACCTTTGCGCCATCGTCGCCGTTGGCGTGGGCGACATGCGTGGTTTTCAATCGCTCCACAAATTTCGCATCGTCGAGATCGTCCATACCGTTGCAGTTAGACAGCACCCAATAGATCAAATTGCCCTCGTCCACGTTGTTGACCATATTAGAGGACGCAAGATCGAGCGCGTCAATGGTGTTGCGCTTGCCGACAATTTCGGATAGGCACCGCTTGTTGTTTTTCAGAGGCACGATGGGGAAACTTGGATAATTGCCACCGTCGTAAATCTCTGTTTCGCCAACTTCGGCCTTGCGGATAACGAGCTTGTAGCTGCGCTTTTCCTGCAATACGCTCATATCTTTGTTTTTCGGCTGGAAGTACTCGGTAAAGCCGTCGACCTCGTACAGCGTCGCTCTCAGCGGCTTATCCTGCGCCACCTGCCAGAACCGGATACCGGCTTTCATTGCGCCGTCTTCCTCATCATAGAGGGGGACGAACTCAAGCAGGGAGAACACGCGCAAATGCGTCAAATCCCAAAAGCCAAAAGACACGCCTGCGATTTTCGCCTCACGCGCCGCATCCATGACTTCCTGATCGAAGTCCGGGCATAGTTTTTTCGGTGTTTCCTTCTCCGCAAAGGTCACACCGTTTCCCAGCAGATACGAAACCTCCTGATCTACCGCCAGCCCGAAGAAATGGCTAGCCAACTTATGGTTCGCCGTCCACATATCCGTGTGGCTGCGACCCTGCATATCATAGATGATCTTCTCATAGCGGTTGATGGTCGGATTTAGACCGTTATAGTATTCCTCCGCATCCACCGCCGTTTTATACGCTGTGCTCTCGCGGTGCTCATTGATCGTGCTGCGGACAAACTCAATGCGCGCCTGCTCGTTTTCACCGACCGACACGAGGTCGTTATATGTTTTGATAGCCGCTCACCGTCCTATCTGTTCCAAATGGGGGTATAATCGCTCTTTCCCTTTTGACCCGGCATCCTCCATATCGATTCCGTCGCATATCGGCATGCATCAATATGGTGGTTATTTGCGTCAGGATAGCCGCTGATGATCTCTCCATCGCGGTTCCGCTCGTACTCATAGGAAATAAATTCTTCTGCCGTTTTTGGGCATTTTACCTTGTCAATTACGATGCTCGACAAGCTTTGCAACCACTGCATAGATCGGTCAATGCTTCCCGGCCCTTTTCTTGCGCTAATGCAGCGTAAGCCGAATTTTTGATAGTCCGCGACGCTCTTAGGCTCTGCGCCGTCTGCTGTGATGAGATCGCCGCGGGTCAGCCCATAGTCAATCAGCATATCCGCCGTTTCTTTGTTCCGCTTCTTGTTTGCGGTCATTTCCGCAAAAATGTATAACGTGCGTCTCGCAGCGTCGTAATGGCAACGATTGAATGCCCACGGGTCGGGGAAATATCCCCAGTCAACACCGTTATAAATTCGGTCGAACTGCGAAGCTTCTTCATCGGTAATTTCTCGCAGCTCCAAATTTTCAAACACATTGCCACCCGTGCCGACCGGAATGCCGAGGTATTCGTGCTGATATGCTCGCTCGTCCGTCTCTTTGAGGTGTTCTGCTTCATCGATAAACTGCTGCCCCAGCCATTCGGGCGGCGCTTGCAGATACGTTGACTTGTGGCACAGGCGGTCGGCGCGTTCCTCCAAGCTGTCTTTGTTCGCCCAGTTGTCGCGCGAAATTGGCGGGTTATAGCTCTCAAAATTCCAAAACACCGAGCCGCCGCGCATGGTCGACTGCAAAATGTTTCGGATTTCCGCGCGTCCGGCAAACTGATCTTTTTCCTCAAAGTGCGTTACGGCGATGTAGCCAAACGGCACCTTGATGGACTTGATCTTCATGGGATCGTCAGCGCCCCGGAACATGATCTTCTGTCCTGTTGGCTTGTAGATCAGTTCCATCGGGGAGACTTTGGCTTCCCAATACGCCGCCATGCCCAACTCACCGATTGCCCAAATATACTGGGCATAGACGCTATCGCGGATCGTGTTTGCCACCTTGCGCAGCACAAGCGCGTGCGTTCCCGGATTGGCAACCAGCAGAAGCGGCACGATAATTGATACCGTAGAAGATTTCAACGAACCTCGACCGCCGCTAAAATCGTAATGCGTGTGACCATGCCGGAAAATGTCATGTGCAATGTCATAAAACGCAGGCCCGATCTTTTCTGACAAACGAATATCAGACATCGATAATCACCTTAACGACGGAATCGGTGCTGGAATTGTCTTGTTTATCAAACACTCCTGTATGCTTTGCAAGCATCTCAAGCGCCTTTAGCTTGTTCGCATATTTCAGATCGCTTTCTGTGCAATCAGACGCAGGCTTGTCCGCGATTTCTTTTAGCTTTTCAATCACATAGTCCTGCGTTACTTCCGTCCGCTTCTGCCTTTCCGCCTTTGCTTTTTGGATGGCAGCTGAAACGTTACTATTCGTAACCAACTGCCTACCTTTCTCGGCGTTCTTATACCCTGCTCTTGCGGCTGCCTGTGTGGCATTCAAATCCACAAGATATTCTTGCACAAATCGTTCTTGCTTTGCTGTTAATGCCACTCATCACCACCTCGCACTTTTATTTGCTACCAGCCCCCGCCCCTTGGCCTTACATAGCAGTCTTTACCCGCCCCGAGGGGCACATCTGGTGCGGCATTGCAGTCCTGCCCTGCTTTAGCGCTTCAGGGAAAGTCCCCGTCACTCGCTGTGGTCTCCCCTTACGGGGCACCTATGCCGTATATCTCCGCAACGAGCCGGTCGGCGCTCCGGCATCTCCAACAGCATGAGCATTTGCGTCCTCACGTCCGGGCGGAAGCTGCCTGTTCTGCCCTTCGTTGCGGTGCTGCCGTCTAAAACTGCCATCACCATGCGCAATCACGGTGACGTGCTGGAACTCCGGTAGCGTAGTTTGTGGGCATGTCCCCGCTGGGCCACATCGTCGAGAGGTGCGCGGGGTCCTGTGCCGCATGAGAGGCGCGACCTCTCGGCCCTGATCGTGGGCTGCATCGTGCGTGCGGCAAATCGCGGGGGGGCGGTGTGAAAAGATAAAAAGCACCGCGCCCCGCTATGGCGCAGGAGGCTGAACGCCATAAATGAGAGAACCGCAAAGGCTTTTACACCTCTGCGATTCTATTATCTCATAAGCAAATGGCTTTTTAAGGCCAACCTTTAATCATCAAGCAGCCCGTAATTCCGCGCGACGCACTTGATGAAATCCGTATGCCATCGTCTCGCCGTCCGGTCGGAACAGTTAACCGCCATCGCCGCACCTTCGAGTGTATGGGTCTTGTCCCAGAACACAAGGCGGATAAATTTCAAGCGCTCTTCGCCGTCTTTCATTGGCCTTGTTTCGCTCACCGCTTTTCGCACAGCGTTGTTTTCTAACAAAGCCACTCCATGCAACTCCTGCTCTCGATCTGGGTCGTAGCGGCGGATAATGGCTTTTACATAGCCCCACCAACTATACCGAGGTTTACTCATGGCGCGCCAGCTTTCTCTTCACCCCACGCCCACAGGTTGCGCCACGGGTGGGATTCTGCGTAATTGGCGCGCTGCTCAGCATTGCTCCATTGCTGATGCATATAATCGCGTTCTTCTTCAACCTGTCGGCAGCCAACCGTCATTCTCGATACCTCTGCATTCGCCCGCCCAAGCGCCGCCTCAGTGTTATTGAGTTTGTTTTCCAAGTCGGCAACTTCTCGCTTCGATGCCTGCCACGCTCTCCAATACTGCTGCCTCTGATCGTTCAAATGCTGAGCCGAGTTTTTGGCTGAATCAAAGTCCGCTTTCAGCTTCTTGATCTCGTTGGCATTGTTGATGGCTTCGCCGTTCATCTGGCTGATCTGCTCGGTCAGGGTGGCGTTTCCCCGCTTTAATTCCTGCACGTCTGCCTGCGCGTCCTCCACCATCTTTGCCATCTGGTCTTTGATGTACTTCTTTACGTTGATGCTCATAGCTTGGCTCCTTCCATTTTCATCTGTTCTTCCCATCCCCGGTCGCTCACGATGCTCACGACCTTGCAGTCGCCGTATCGCTCGATGTCCATTGCAATTCGCTCCTTGATGCCCTGCGCGTCAGCGGCGGGGACGTTAGCTTTAATCGTGATCGTCAGCATATACGTTACCTTTCACGTGCTCTTTCCACCACAGATATTCTTTGCGCTCTCGTCGATATTCAAAAATCAGGCTTTCCGCCTTGCAAATATCGCGGAATCTGTTGCTTGCTGCAATCCATGCAGTCTCAACCAGCCACCATAAAAAGCATAACGCTGCAAGAATCGCTGCAATGCCGCCAATCGCTATAAAGAACATTCCAACGCCTTCAACAAAAGATTCCATTCGTTATCCCTCCTTCGGCTCTCCGTAACTGCAAAAATCATCCGGCTCTACGCAAACAGGCTCGCCGGAATACCCGCGTTTGTTCTCTTTCGGTTCAGTGTGCAAATAGCACAGCCCGTTCGGGTGGTTGCGATAGTGCTCGCAGTCCTTGCACCGCGTCACGACCACAGCATCGACGGTGGGGGCTTTTTCGATCAAGCCAAGTAAGCCGTTCCAACCAGCACAATACACCGCAGGGACAACATCTCTGCTGCACCGCCCCACGCCCAATTCATCAACATCAATCAGCCTCATCGCTGTCACCTCCGTCCATCTTCGCGCCGCATGCAGGACAGTAGTTGGTAAATTTAGCGATCAGGTTATATCCCCGTTTGCACTCTGGGCAGATAATAATTCCACTCTCATCTTCAATCCACTGTGCGTGCACCACTGGCGCAACGTCAGCGGCGGGGGCATCCTCGATCATGTCGATTGCGTCACCGGTGCCGCACGCACGGCATCTTACTCCGTTGTAGCTATTGCAGCCTATGCAATAAACTTCTTTGATGCGATTAATTGTCGCCTCGCGGCTTATGAATTCAGCCATTGTCAGCCCTCCTGTTCCATGCTTCGATTGCTAATAGATGATTCAGGTACCAATGTGTTCTCGGTTCGATTGGACAGTCTCTATTTGGGCAGCATGCCCGAAAGCAGTGACCGTTTCTCTGCATAACGCCCTTGGCTCCGCAAAACGGGCAGGGTTTTAATTCAAACATCTTCCATCACTCCACCTCCTGCATCTTACTAATCACTTGTCGGATCACATCGCCACCATAAGCGTCTTTCGTCAACTCCAAGAATTCCGTCAGTGTCATCATGCCATGCTTAAGGTCAACACCTCGGTCTCGGGCAAACTGCTTTCTCCCCATGTCACACGAGCCGGTCAAGCGGTGATGCCAGTCGTAAAAGTACTGCGTCGGATACGTTCTTCCCTCGTCTGTCTCGCGCAGGAACGCATCAATTCGCTCTTCTTCCGGCATATCCTCAAAAAGCTTATCGCGCAAGGCCTCCATTGCTTCGCGCAGCGTTTCGCCGTGCGCAAAAAACCCGTCCTGCTTGACGATGTAGCACGGTGTAAGCGTCAAATCACCGTTCAAGATTGCCCCGTGCGCAGTGTTGCCGCGCACGGAACGAATCAGCGTATTGACACCGTCAATTCGATAAACCGTTTTCCGGTTGAAACTCTTAATTCCGTCGCCGTAGCCGGAGCCGGAGCCGTCGCCGTAGCCGGAGCCGTAGCCGTAGCCGTAGCCGTAGCCGGAGCCGGAGCCGGAGCCGTAGCCGGAGCCGTCGCCGTAGCCGGAGCCGGAGCCGTCGCCGTAGCCGGAGCCGTCGCCGTAGCCGGAGCCGTCGCCGTAGCCGGAGCCGGAGCCGTCGCCGTAGCCGGAG